GGGTAACATACTTGCTTCTTGTTCTGCCTGTATTGAAGATTCGAAATCTAATAATTTTTCTGCTACTGAATTGGTTGCTTCTAAATTCAATCCCATCTTGGCTGCTGCGGCGGCTGCTTCTTCCATATTTTTACCACCATCCTTTGCAAAATTAGCAAACATATCAGCGTTAGATGCTATATCACCCATAACCTTAGATACCGACAATCCTTGTTTTCTGATATCCTTCATGAACATTGCCTGGTCTTTTAATGCCATATCCTTAGTTTGGTCGGTGATGGAAGTTTGTAATTTTAATATTTTAGCTTGGTCAGCGGCCTCTACACCAAATATTTTTGACCTTAACTTCATCAATAGAAGTTGTTTACTTGTAACCTCATTTAACGAACCAAACTCATTTAACATGGCTTTGGTTTCATCTGCGGCAAGTGAAGCCGCTAATGGTAATGATTTAAAACTAACTCCTAATTCCGTTACTAAGTCGATAGTACCTTTAATAAATTCACCTAATTTGGCTGCGGCGGCTGTGGCCAATCCTATAAAAAATCCTTTCATCAGAATACTTCTAAACTGAGGATCAGTAATAAATGATTTTATCTTGAAAATCTTTTCTTCAAATCCATCTATAGCAGACAAAGATTCCTTCGACATTTCCATTTTCTTTGCAAAATCTTCACCACCACCTGCAGACTCTATTATTTCGTTAGTAGCTTTTGCCCAATCCAATCCTTCCTGTAAAATTTCATTTCTTGCCTTTTTAGTCATACCTGGAATTTGGTCTAATTCTGATGCAAGATTATCACCAAAACTTATCTCATCAAAAGTCCCCTGTTCTATCTCAAGCATTGCATCTTTTCTAGCTTGGGCTGCCACATTATAACCTTGTTGTTCTGACCTAAATCTTTTTTCCATTATACCCTTACCCTTACCTCTCATTTTATTGGCTTCTATTTCAGCATCTTTTGCCTTTTTAGCCAATACATTCGATTCATCCATTATACCAAGTGAGGATAGTAATTGACCAGAATTACTTTTTAGAAATTTACCGTGATCTCTTGCTAAATCACGAGTCTTTTTACCTTGTCTAGCCTGTTCCTTATTTTCATTTGTTATTCGTTCTTCATCAGCCGCCTGTTTGCGTCTGTAATCTTGTATCTTTTTGTATTGATCTAACGAAACACCTCTACCTTTTAAGCCCAATCTCTCCCATTCCATCGCATCTTGCTCATGGGCTGCCCTTTTCTCGGCCGCTCTTGCCGCTCGTTCTTCTTGGTCTGCAATGAATTTAGCGTCTGCTGGTTTTCTTGCCATGTTGTTCCTTGATTGAGTAAGTTTTAATTATAAAACTTTATTTGAAAATGCTAATTTTAATTTTATATTTTAAGATTTTTGTTTTTTATTGTATCTAATAAATCTTTTTCAGCCTTCTTTAACCTTTTAACTGCATCACGAGCCTTTGGATCTGACATTAGCTGTTTTGTAAAGGCATCTTTTCTACCTTGTCTTAGGTTGTTAAAAAATTTACTTATTAGTTTATCTAATCTACTCATAATGAATTCCTTAAAATGATTAAAACTATCGTATTTAGTTACTAATAAATATCTAAAAATCTATTTTTTGAATCTTGGCCTGTTGGATTTTTGTTGAGCCTTTTTCATATCTTCAGCTTCTTTTTTGTAGTGTTTTGTTAATCGTTGAAGATAGAATCGGCGGAGATAAATAGGCATATTATACCCATCTTGGAATGATATTCCACCTCTTGAGTGGAAAATTAATTGAAATATTTCTTCGTGTATATCTGGTTTATTACTTGGTTGAAGGCCAAAAAAACTGAGTGGTCATCGGGACCACTATCTCCTTTTCATCACCAAGTATGGATAAAAACTTGTAAGTCATATCAACATCAGGAACACATTTTTCTATTTCGGTTCTGAATGCCAAAGAATCAACTGAGAGAAATTCATTATCTACAAAATTATTAATAAATGATTGTTCTGAATTACCATCAACGGATGTTATTCTTCTTTTTAATCTTGTGGTCATTTCATGTTTTATTTCTGCACCTATTTTTTCAAGTGCCTCAAGTTCTTTCTCAATAGACTCGTCATCACCCCAAGTTAATATTTTATAAGTTAATTTTCTTTTAGAATTTGGTAGTGTAAATGAAAATTCGTTCTTTCCCTTTTCATATTTGGATAAATCTATTTCTTTATCTTTTAAAGATGTTAAATCTATACTTACTTCCTCACCTTCAAATTCTATTACATATTCTTTTCCGTATCCTAAAACTCTTGAGGCTATCATAATAGAATTTTTATCACCAATCAGAATATCTTTTACATTAATATCTTTATTAACAATTAAAGATTCTAATAGTTTATCTATAGCTAAACCTTTTTGAATCAAGTTAGCCGATGTTAAAATATCTTCTTCTCTTGCCGTCATATATTTTAATTCCACTTGACCTGATGATAGTGGATTTTCAGGTGGATAGAAATGTCCTTTTGAAGGCAAATCTATGACTTCTGTGGGAAACTGGCGTTTTTCTTCTGCCATTATATTCTCCTTTGTATTTTATTTGTATTGTATGTATACAATATAACCAATTATAAAACTAATACGGCTGGGTATCGTTTGTGATACCCAGCTAAATTATTTACTGTACATTGGGATTTGATTTCCCAACAGCATCTCTGACGGAATAAAGACCGAAAGATCCTAATAATGTCCAAACAACTTCAGGTACTTGGTCTACAACACCTGCAGCTTGAAGAACACCAACAACACCAGCGACAACTGATGTCCAAATGGTCTTTGACTTCCACCATTGCTTATCTGCTATGACTTGCATATTTGACTCCTTATCTTTTTATTAAAATATTTAGAATTGTAAGATTGCGTAATCGTATCTCAATGTAAGAGTAATGTCTGCAGGATCAGTAGTATTTGCCCAATCCAAGTCATTAAAATTAGCATTGGTTATGAATGTACCTTTAAGTGTCCATTCCTCTACTTTATCACCAACGGGTCCTAAAACATTAATAGTTACATCTTTTTTGTAAAAGTCTGAATATCCATCTCTACCCGTAACTGACTCATGACCTAATCTAACCCATTCCATAACTGCTTGTGCTCCACTTGGAACAATCGGGTCATATAAAGTGATTTCTAATTCTTCCCATGCACCTTTACCTTTGACATATCTCTTTACATTGATGTGGTCAAGTTCAATAGTTTCAAAGGCAATTGAAGGTCTATTTGCTGTCTTAATAAGATAGGCTGGAATACCTTCTATATACATGATATACCGATTTTTCGTTTTCGGTTCAAACGGTGTAAACATTATTTCAGAAGGATCTAATAATTCTGCCATTTTTAATCTCCAATAAATTTTTTTCTCATCTATAAATATCAGTTTTTGTAAAAAACATCACATTCAGTTTTCTTAGTTTTATAGAAGTTTTATTCTATCTTCATATATAAATATACAAGGCAACAAAAAACCCCTCAAAAAAGAGGGGTTTTTGTTTTAGTTAATCTATTGATTAATCTTATTCAGGAAATGCTGCTCCTGTTGGTTGTACTATGAAGTCCAATACAATAAACTCAGCTGTCCGTGTAGGTTGAATAAAGATTTGACCAACCAACTGATTTCTATCTACTACATCAGCTGTATTGTTGGTGTCATCCATAACAACTCTGAATGCTGACAAACCACTATTAGCTTGTACTGATTCTAAGAACGGATTAACTATGTTTAAGAAACGATTTCTCGTTGCTGCGGTATTTTGTTCAAAGACCAAGTATCTACTTGAAGATGCGATAAACTTCTTGAGTTTAATTAACAATCTTCTTACATTGATTCTATCAAGTGCAGATGGTCTGGCTTGTAGGGTTTTTTGTCCCCATACACACACACCTTGACCTGGGAAAGAAGCGATTGGATTAACTCTATCTTCGTAAAGGTCATCCCTTTCTGAATGAGTCAATCTTGTTTGTGCTTCTAACACACTTGTCAATCCAC